GTTTGAACTTTGGAGTCAACGAAACAAGATAATGCTAGGTTCTTGGTTGATTGAATTGATAAGGATGCAAACTAATTTGTTTCACGTGAAGATTAAGTATTCTATAACGAGACAAAAGAGAAAGACACTAGCTCCTAACAAAGACCTGTACGATTGGATTGATAAGTACGACAAGAACTGTGAAGTCATCCATCCTTTCTACTTAGCTACTCCAAAACCACCTGTTGACTGGGTTGATAACTACGGAGGAGGATATAATTCTGATGGACTACCTACTCTACCTATCATGAAGATCAAGAACAACGATGGTATAAAACACCGTGACTTGTCCGTGGCTTATGAACCTCTTAACAAACTGCAACGAGTAGCTTGGAAGATCAATCCTAAGATGTTGAACTTGATGCAATGGGCTTGGAGTAAAGACTTATCGATTGGAGGGATGGAGAAGAGCGAGTTGTTAGAACCGTTAGAAACTATACCCAACCTAGCAGACACTGACCCCGAAGCTTTTAGTGAGTGGAAGAGGAAGGCAAAACAGATTTACGAGTACAACTTTCGAAGTAATGGCAGACGGATGAGGTGCTTGAAGATTCTTAATGTAGCAAAACGCTATGCTGAGATGGATGAGTTCTACTTTCCTTATCAAATGGACTACAGAGGGAGAGTGTACGCAATACCTAGCTATGTTAACCCACAATCCTGTGACTTTGGAAGGAGTGTGTTGCAATTTGCTGAAGGTGTAGCGATTAACAACTATGAAGACAGTAGATGGTTACGTGTCCACGGTGCTAATGTGTTTGGAGTAAAGGGAAGCTTTGTTAAACGCTTAGCTTGGGTGGATAAGAAGAAGGATTTAATAATTGAATGTGCAAATGATCCGTTAGAGTGTACGTGGTGGCATGAAGCGAGTGATCCGTGGGCTTTCATACACTTTTGCTTTGAGTTTGCAGAGTTTAAAGAACAAGGATGGGGATTTAAGACGAAGTTACCTTGTCATATGGACGCGAGTTGTAACGCTATTCAAATCCTAAGCATGTTAACGAGAGACGAACAGTCAGCACACCACGTCAATCTACTACCTAACCGTAAACCACAGGACATATATCAGGAGGTAGCCGATCAAGTGTACGACAGGTTAATGAAGGACAAGAGTAAGAATAGTTTAGCTGGTGACTGGTTAAAGTTTGGTGTAGACCGTAGCTTTACTAAGAAGATAGTAATGTGTAAGCCGTTTGGTATGAATGGATACACAAGTAAGGATGCACTGGAGGAAGCTGTTGTTAAACGCTTGAAGGAGGGACTAGGTAGTCCGTTTAGTAAGGAGGATTTCAACGAGGCTATGATCTACCTTGCATCCTTGATTAACGACAAAGCAAATGCTCTTATCTCACCCCATTTAGAATTGATGAGGTGGTTTAAAAGAATAGCAAGGACTGAAGAACCTTTGAGCTGGACTACACCCTTTGGATTAGAAATTGTACAGGCTTTGTATGACCAAACGATTATCAAAGTACACAGTATCTTGAACATGCAAAATACTATCCTTGCTTTTAACAGTAAACAAAAGGAGGTAAGTAGTAAGAGGATGGCACGAGCTATCGTACCTAACTTTATACACAGCCTTGATGCAAGTGTCATGATGGAATTAGCTTGCAAAAGTAATTATTCTATAGCATGTATACACGATAGCTTTGCAACTCAAAGCCCGAACGCACCGAAGATGCACCAACAATTAAGAGAGATTTACACAGAACATTTCAGCGACGATCTTATCAACAAGTTCAAGGATGAGGTTGAAGCAAAGCGAGGATGTACACTGGAAGACAGCCCTGAACTTGGCACACTAGATGTGTCGGCACTAAACGACTGCCAGTATATATTCTCATAATAAATAAAACACAGAAAAACAATGGCGATAAAATCAAGACAGAAAGAACAAGCAATAACGACATCAGTAGGCACTGCTCAGTACCCTTGGGTTAACACTCCGAGTACAAAGTTTTTACCTGAAGGAGAGTATACCTGTAATATAATACTAACGAAACAAGAAGGTGAATCTATTATTAAAAAGATACAACCTATCCTTGATAAGAAACTACAAGATCAAGAAGAGGAGTCTGGTAAAAAGGTAAAGACATTTGATTTACCTGTTCAATTAGAAGGAGATACCTACATATTAAAAGCTAAGATGAAACCAGTAAATGGTGTGTATAAGGATGGTACTAAATTCACTAATTCACTAGGGTTGTTTGATTCTAAAGGTAATCCTTGGGATAGAGAAGTGATCATTAAAGGTGGATCAAAGGTACGCTTAAACGTACGCCCTAGAGCTTGGTTCTCTCCTCTATTAGGTGTGGGTATATCACTCGATTTGCTAGGTGTCCAAGTGATCGAGTTAGCAGACGGAGAACTATCCAGTCAAGCAGCAGAAGCCTTTGGATTTACTGAGGTTGAAGGAGGATATGTGAACGGAGGTGAAACCCTGGACCAAGCCCTCGATGCCGAAGAAGAAGAAGACGTTATCAAAGCAGACTTTTAGGTCTGGATTTGAAGAGAGAATTGCTTCACAACTAAAACGCTGTGGCATTGACTACACATATGAATCGTTAGTCATTGAATATAAGCGACTTAGTACTTACACTCCTGACTTCATCCTCCCCAACGGAATCATTATTGAAACCAAGGGGAGGTGGGTCACGGAGGATAGGTCCAAGCATTTGTTAATCAAGGAACAACATCCTGACTTAGACATTAGGTTGTTATTTCAAAACGCACACAACAAGATACGCAAGGGAAGTAAGACTACCTATGCAATGTGGTGTGAAAAGAAAGGAATATTATATGCACATAAACAAGTACCAAAATCATGGCTTTCACTAGAACGCATCAGCAGTGTGCAAAGTGTGGATCGAGTGACGCTCTTGCAGTCAACGATGATGGAAGCACAAAATGTTTCAGCTGCGATTCATACAGTCGAGGCAAGCAACAAACTATGACACTACCAACAACCAACAACGATACATCATTTATACAAGGAAAACCACAGGAAGTAGCGAGAAGGAACTTAACTAAAGAGACTTGTCAGAAGTGGGGCTACCATATAGGTACGCACAACGGAGAACCAGTACACATCGCTAACTATAAGAGTAGGAACGGAGCACTTGTTGCACAGAAACTACGCTTTGCTAACAAAACTTTCTCAATTAAAGGAGAGCTGTATGGTTTATACGGACAGCACCTTTGGAGCAGTGGTGGAAGAAGAGTAGTGGTATGTGAAGGAGAGATTGATGCGTTAAGTGTTAGTCAAGCCTTCGGGAATAAGTGGGCTGTGGTGAGTGTACCGAACGGAGCAGGTGGAGCAAAGAAGTATGTCAGTCAAGCGATTGATTGGTTGGAAAGCTTTGAGAAAGTAATCTTCTGCTTTGATAACGATGACCCAGGAAGAGATGGAGCTGCGAAATGTGCAGCCCTGCTGACTCCTGGTAAAGCACACATTGCAGAGCTACCACTAAAGGATGCCAATGATATGTTAGTGGCAAAGCGTAGTGAGGAGTTAGTCAATTGCTTATGGCAAGCGAGAGAGTATAGACCTGATGGGATAGTAGGAGGAGAAGACATATGGGAAGCTGTGATAAAGGAAGATACTTCTGAGTCACAACCCTATCCGTATGCTTCTTTGAATGACATGACACACGGTATAAGACGAGGAGAATTGGTAACGCTATGTGCTGGGTCAGGTATAGGTAAGTCTCTGTTCTGTCGCGAAGTTTGTCACCACCTCTTAGGATTAGGAGAGACCGTAGGTTATATCGCACTTGAAGAATCAGTAAGACGAACTGCACTTGGCATCATGGGCATACATCTTAACAAACCTTTGCACCTTGAGAATGATCTGAAGGAGGAGGAGTTACGCAAAGCATTCGATGAGACTATGGGTAACAAGAACTTCTATACCTATGATCACTTCGGAAGTACGGAGAGTGATAACTTGTTAAGTAAGATACGCTACCTGTGCAAAGGATTAGGATGTAAGTGGATATTCCTTGACCATCTATCTATTGTGGTTAGTGGTATTCAAGGAGATGATGAACGACGGTTAATTGATAACACGATGACACAACTACGAAGCTTAGTAGAAGAGACTGGATGTGGAATGGTGTTAGTATCTCACCTTAGAAGACCACCGAATGGAGGAGGGCATGAGGAGGGAGGAGTCACTAGACTTGCAGACCTGAGAGGTAGTCATTCAATACCACAACTAAGTGACATGGTCATAGGACTAGAGAGAAACCAACAAAAAGAAAACAACAACGAAACAAAAGTAAGAGTCTTAAAGAATAGATTCTCAGGTGAGACTGGGCTTGCGTCTACATTATTTTACAATGCAGATAGTGGTAGGTACACAGAGAGTGAGGATGTATTCAAAGACAAAACAACCAACGGTAACGATCCGTTTTAATAATATGAAAACCAAATTAACAGAAGAGTTCACGTTTGAGGCTGCTCATCGAATAAGAAATAAAAGACAAGAATACGGAGAACTGCACGGACACTCCCACAAAGTATATGTAACTATAAGCGGAGAACCTGACCCCGAAGTTGGATGGTTAATCGATCAACAAGAGTTTCGTGATATTGTAGGTAGAGTAGTAAAACGATTAGACCATAGATACTTAAATGAAATCATGGAACAGACTACCGCAGAAAGTATAGCCCTGTATTTATACAAAGAGATAGGCAAGAACTTATCATTTAATGCTTTGACTTTAGATTCTGTAAAAGTCTGTAAGACAACAACACAAGCGGAGGTATCTACATGAAGGTGAGATTAGTTTATTTAGCTGGAGCAATCTACGAGATGGATGATACTTGTATTAGATGGAGAAAAGCAGCTTCAGTTTTATTAAGGAAAAAGGGAGTGCAAAGCTTAAAGCCTACTGATGCAGATTACCGTGGAAAAGAAACCATTGCGGGCATTCCTGAGCAGATAGTTGAGCGAGATAAAAGAGATATAGTTGCTTGTGATACGATACTAGCAAAGTGCGATCAACCATCATGGGGAACTGCAATGGAAATTATGTTTGCTTGGAGTTTGCATAAGCAAATTGTAGTGGTCACAAGTTCGATGTCTCCTTGGATTAGATACCATGCTGACTATGTGTTCACTACTGTTGAGGATGCAATCAAAGCAATGGAGTATCCAGCACTAGAAGAGAGATGATTCATTATCACGGAGTAGCTGGTGGTGGTAGGTATGAAGACTGTGTTACTTTAGCTACAGGCAGACACTGCTTTGTTAGTTACGCAGCTTGTTCTAACTTACCTTTATTCGCTAGTGTTTGCAGTTCTTTCTCTCTAGATAACGGTGCATATACAGCATGGAAACAAGGTAAAGCTTTTGACTTTTCAGGGTTTATTGAGTTTGTCAAAGTGTGGATGCAACACCCAGCTTTTGATTGGGCAGTAATGCCTGATGTTATTGACGGCAGTGAAGAAGAAAACGATGAGTTGCTATTAAGATGGACATTACCTAAAGAGATAGGAGTACCAGTTTACCATATGCACGAATCTTTTGATAGGCTAGACAGACTAGTAGACACTTATAATTATATAGCTCTAGGAAGTAGCGGACAATATTCCCAACCTAACTCTAAGGTATGGTGGGAAAGAATGAATCAAATAATGGCTGTAGTCACAGATGAACAAGGCAAACCTAGAACTAAATTACATGGGTTAAGAATGTTAGACCCAAGAGTGTTTACTAAACTCCCCTTAAAGAGTGCTGACTCTACAAACGCAGAAAGAAACGGATTATTAACACAACGATTTGGAATGTATACTCCTCCAACTAGAGGTCAACGTGCTGCTGTTATAGCGAGCAGAGTTGAAAGTAGTCAGAGTGCTGTAGCATGGTCCAAAGAAAAACAACTAGATTTAAAAATATGAAAATACTATTCTTTGATATAGAAACCAACGGCATTGAGGACTTCACTAATCTGAGTGACCTCAAGGTCTGCCATTGCATATCCATCTATGATCCTATTGCCAGTAAGATGATTACCTTTGAAGGTGAGGGGATAAAGGAAGGACTTAATATGTTAAGCAAAGCAGATAAGATCATAGGACATAACGTCATAGGCTTTGACCTACCTGCGTTAGCTAAGTTATATAACTTCCATCCACCCTTGGTCCGAGTACAAGACTCACTCGTTATGAGTAGATGTTTAAACCCTGACCTAAGAGAGGATGACTTCAAGCGTAAGGACTTTGACCCTGCAATGGTAGGTAGTCACAGTTTAAAAGCTTGGGGACACAGGATGGGTCAGATGTTAAAGCTTACTTACGGAGAGAACGAGGATGCTTGGGACAGTTACAACGAAGAGATGAAGAAGTACTGTGAACGAGATGTGCTAGTAACTAAGACCTTGTATGAATACTTAATCAAGTTAGAACCCAGCAAGAAGATGTTAGCTATTGAACATTGGTTCGCTTACATCATCAGGTTACAAGAGAGCCAAGGCTTTGCTTTTGATATAGATAAAGCTGAACAACTAGAGCAGAAGTTAAACGGTATCCGAGCAAAGCTACAAGATGAGTTGCAAGCAATGTTTGAACCTACCGTTAAGAAGATGAAGACTCCGAAGGGATACTCATTAACTATCGAACACATGGATGGAGTGGAGGTTATCAATGCACCTACTAAAGCAGCACTTAAAAAGATACTGAAGAATAGAGGCATGGTGCAGAACTTAGTTAACAAAGCTGAAGCACTTGATGTAAAGGAAGAGATCATACCTTTTAATCCTGGTAGTCGTAAGCAAATCAAAGAAAGACTAGAAGAACTAGGGTTTGAAATACCGTTATCGAATGACGGTAAGACAGTGAAGATCGATGAGTCTACACTTAAATCAATAGACCATCCATCTGCCAAGCTTTTGCTCGATTATCTGTTAGTCGTAAAAAGACTTGGGCAATTAGCTGAAGGCAAGAATGGATGGCTAAGATTAGTTAAGGATGGCAGAATCCACGGACGTGTCAACACTAACGGAGCAGTCACAGGAAGGTGTACTCATAGTCTACCTAACCTCGCACAAGTACCAGCTACTAGAGCAGAGTACGGTGAGGAGTGTCGTTCTTTATTCATAACTAAGAAGGGATACAAGCTAGTAGGTTGTGATGCTAGTGGGTTAGAGTTAAGAATGCTTGCACATTACCTATCGACTTGGGACGGAGGAGAGTACTCTAAAGCTATACTTGAAGGAGACATACACTCTGTTAATCAGAAGGCAGCAGGGTTAAAGACTAGAGATCAAGCTAAGACATTCATCTATGGATTCCTTTACGGAGCAGGTGATGCAAAGATAGGTGAGATCGTAGAGGGTACAGCACAAGATGGTAGTAGATTAAAGAAGAAGTTCCTGTCTAACTTACCTGCGTTGAAGATACTTAAACAACTAATCCAAAAGAAAGCAGAACAGAACGGATGCTTAACAGGACTAGACGGTAGGATTCTACCGATAAGAAGTGAACACGCTGCACTCAATATGTTACTTCAATCTGCTGGTGCTGTACTAATGAAGGTAGCTTTAATTAAACTACACACCAAGCTTACTGACATTGGATGGCAACACGGAAGAGAGTATGCATTCGTAGGTAACATACACGATGAGTTTCAAGCTGAGGTTAAACCTGAGTTAGTAGAGACATACGGAGAGTTAGCTGTCAAAGCAATCCAGTCAGCAGGTAGAGAGTTAAAGATGAAGTGTCCTATGGATGGTGAATATAAAGTAGGAGAGTCATGGGCGGAGACACACTAGAGCTTGAACATGATTACTACTTGTCGCTTGCTAACCTGTATGATACAACTGATTTGAACATGCCTTCATCAAACGCACAAAGGATAGGAGCAATCGCAGAGTCGAGGTTTACAACAGAATGTTTAGAGAGAAACTTCGAACCTCATTTACCTACAACACCGATGCCTTGGGACTTCATTGTCACCTGCCCTGCTGGTATTTTAAAGGTGCAGATTAAATCAACAACCCATAAGTCATCAGCTAATAGTTATACAGTATCTACCAATTCAGGAGCAATAAACAAGGGAGCTATGTGTGAATCAATCGATGTAGTAGGATGCTACGTTATACCTGAGAAGACATGGTGGATGATACCAAGAAAAGAAGTGAACGCACTAACCTTAAAGGTAAGTATGTTACCACAAAGTAAATCAAAATATAAAAAATACCAAGAGAACTGGAGCATATTCTATGAGTAAAACAACCATACTAATTGACGCAGATGTGTTAGCATTTGAATCGTCAATCATAGCACAAGAAAATATACAATGGGAAGAGGAGCTTTGGACTGTACACGCAGACATGGCAGTAGCAAAGAACAGAGTACTAGGAAGGATAGAACAATTCAAAGACTTACTCAAAGCTGATGAAGTAGTGTTAGCACTTAGTGACCGAGCGAACTTCAGAAGGAAACTATTCCCTGAGTACAAGTCTAACAGAAGGAAGTCAGTACTACCTATCATCTTAAAACCTATGAAGGAATGGATGATCAATGAACTAGACGCACAACTGTGGGCTAATGTAGAAGCTGATGATGTACTAAGTATCCTTGCTACTGAGTATCCTAATTGGAAAGACAAGAGAATCATTGTATCAATTGACAAGGACTTCAAGAGTGTACCAGGAATCTTCTATGATTATAACAGAGAAGAATACCATGAACCCACAGAAGAAGAAGCAGATAACTTCCACCTATTACAAGCACTCATGGGAGATTCAACAGATGGATTCAGTGGTGCAAAGGGAGTAGGACCTGTGACTGCTAAGAAGTGGTTGGATGAACACGGATACACTTGGGAATCTGTTGTCGCACTGTACGCTAAGAAGGGACAAGACGAACAAGAAGCTTTGATGAATGCTTGGATGGCAAGACTATTAAGAAAACAAGAATACAATAAGAAACAAAAACAAATAACAAAACTATGGACACCAAAGAACTACCAAACTCTGGAAAGAAAGAACATTATGCCACTGGTGCGGAGCGTGACAGGGCTACTGGACGGGGACGATTCAGCCTTATTCCTCCAATCGCCCTTCGATCCCTTGCCCTCAGATTTGAAGAAGGAGGAAAACTCTACGGAGACAACAACTGGCACAACGGATTCCCACTCAGTAGATTAATAGATAGCATGAGTAGACATCTGTTAGCACTTAGTGAAGGAGATGATTCAGAAGATCACGCAGGTGCTATACTGTGGAATGCCAGTGCTTTCCTGTGGACCGAGGATCAAATAACAAAAGGTAAGCTACCACAAGAACTAGATGATAGGAGTTATAACAAATGGACTGGAGACACGCAATAATGGAAGACGAACTAATGCCTCTTATAAGCGAGGCTATGATAAATAGGTTAGAGCAATTATATCCTGACAAATGTCCTGACTTGACGAACACGGAAAAAGATGTTTGGTTTAAGAGTGGTCAAGTATCTGTAATAAGATTCTTAAGACAAATTTATAACGATCAACTTCAACAAAACATTTTAACGAAAGACTAGATATGTGTATGTCAGCACCCGATATTCCACCACCACCACCACCTCCAGCTCCTCCACCGCCGCCTCCTCCTGTCGCTGAAGGGTCTAAGACTGTTAGACAAACACAGCCTAAGAAGAAGAAGGTAGGAGCACAAGCACAACTCAAGCGTTCTGCTAGACCTACACTAGGTGGATCAACTGGTGGTACTGGTGTCTATATGTCTTCTTAATAACAATATAACTATATAATACTATGCTTCGCACACTCTCAAAAAAGACTTTGCTATCATCTGTCGTTGCGACAGGGGCTGGCAGTTCATTCTCAGTAGAGCGTTCTAAGGGTTGGACCTTTGTGATCGCTTCTTCAGCTGTAACCACAGGAGGCACGGTAGACATTGAAGCCTACATCGGTGGTTCTTGGTTTGTTATACACAGTCAAGCTGTTACAGCTGATGGTTCTATCTTAGTAAGAGATGACCACGGACACTACGAACAGATCAGAGGAAATGTTTCAGCTAGGACTGACGGTACTTACAGCGTCTACGCTACAGGTACTACTGATTCTCTGTAAGCAATGTCTCTTACCTTTCCAACCGCTGCTCTGAATCTTCCGAGTGGTTTAACTGTCATACCTAATGGATTCGTAAGACCTTCGTTTGGAACAACTTATGCATTTGATGAGGCAGCTACAGCAAGTACAACATTCCAAGCAGAGTATAACACAGAAGCTTATATACTAGCTGTAGTTTCTCCTGGTCTAGGGCTAACTTACTTTGTTACTGACAAAGCTACACCTACTCTAGCTGTTTACGATGGAACTGACTGGCAATATTACGAGGGAGTATAATGAAAGAAACTGCACAAGGGCTATATCATAGCTTAGAGAATCAGCGTTGGTCATTCTTGGATAGAGGTCGTACCTCATCTGAGTTAACGATACCTTATATCATGCCTCCCGATGGGCATAACTACGCTACTAAGTACTACACACCATATCAAGGAGTAGGAGCTAGAGGAGTTAACAACCTAGCATCTAAGTTATTGTTAGCCTTGCTACCACCTAACGCTCCGTTCTTCCGTCTTGTTATAGACAGGTATGAATTAGATAAAGCAAAACAGGAGTTAGGACCAGAGGGAGGAGAGCAATTACGATCTGACTTAGAGAAAGCATTAGCAGATGTAGAGCGAAGTGTATCTCAAGAAGTAGAAGTTGAAGCATTTAGAGTGGGAGTGTTTGAAGCGTTGAAGAATCTATTGGTCACAGGTAATACTTTATTGTACCTACCTGATGACGGAGGGATGAGAGTGTTTCGATTAGATCGTTACTGTGTGAAGAGAGACCCAATGGGTAACGTAACACACATAGCTATCAAAGAAACTGTTGCTCCTATGATGCTTCCTGAGTCTGTAAGAGAAGAGGTGTATCGTCAAGAGAAAGAGAATAGTTGTGACCTATATACCTCTGTTGTTAGAGAAGGAAATGAATTTGTAGTACAACAAGATGTAAAGGGTATAGTCATTGAAGAGTCAAAGGGTAGGTATCCTATCGAGAAGACTCCCTTCCT